TGCATCTCTTCTTGAGACCCGGCAGGGACAGCCTTGTCCATTGTGTAAAAGATGCGCTGCTCGCGATAGTGGTCTTTGATCAGGTCCAACAGGTTCCGGGCCAGCAGCCAGCGGGTCTGTCGAAGGTTGTCGATGGGCATTGCCAGCTTCCGTAGCCCACGAGTCTCTTGGTGACCCAATGCTACACCGGAAAACTCGCCGCTCGCCGTACCTTCCAACACGTCGTCCACGCCGGAGATCTTGTCCATCGCCGCAGCCGCGTCCTGCTTCATCCGGTCCAGCCCCGAAGGGATCTTGTTAGCCTGGATCTTGGCAGGAGGATTCGTGCCGACTTTGTGTTCAATGACAATGCCGGTGGTGCCACCTTTCAACTCAAGGTCTTCCAGCGTCATGTTCGTCAGCGAATCTTCCTCGACAGTCCAGCCGCCATTGGCAACTGCGTTCACTACAGCCAGGGTTTGCGAAGCGAGTTTGTTGAAGTGGTCCTGCGGGGAAAGCAGGTTTGTTACTAGCCCCACGGGTTTCCCGCGTCGGAAGTAACAGAAGTAGGGTATCACGGTGAAATGGCGAAACGGGGACCAGTCGTCGTGCAGCAAGATATGATCAACGCTCTGCACCCAACGGACTCGCTTAGCCATCTTCTTTATGAGGTATAACCCATTACGGGCTGCGAACTCCTCCATGCGCTTTTGGGACCAATTAGACGGTGCCATACGCGAGTCGCCTCGCTCACCGTCAACAAAGTGCCATGCGTTTTGGAGTCTCCAATACTGCCGGTCGATAACGCGCACATATCTGATCTGGCGCTTGTCCATCTCCTGCCCAGCGAAATTAGCAGTCACCTGACTCTCGCCGCCGCCAAAGGTTGTATCCTTCTGGAAGGTAACAGAGTCGTCGATATACAGACCGCCGCCTTCCGACAGCGCTTCGATTTCAACACGCTTGCCTTTGCCGAAAGAGCTTTCAATCTCGTCTAACGAGTACAGTCTGGTTTTGATCACTCCGGGCCACGTATCAGGATCATACTCACGGGCGTCCGGGTGAATCAGGATGTCTCTGTTGTCGGGCACGGTGATACGCGCCTCACCAGCAATGTGCGTCGCGAAGTCCAGGCGCAGATCGAAGTAGCCACGCTCCTCGATAATGCCGTCCAAGAAGACTCCCGACTCGCGCCAGTCGAACTGGTTCTCGTCAAGGATGTTTCGGATGACCGCGTTCAGGTCGTGCGCGATATCGCTGGAAGCGCCGCCGCCCTTTGGCTTGAATGTGACATCAACGCGCTTAGCGATCTGCTCGCCAGCCACGGTGTTCACTTTCGGCATCGTGAGGTTCAACGTCAAACACGGCCTTCCGGCTGCGTCGAGAGCGGCCTTGTCTGCCGGGTCCCACTGTTCGCCCACGTAGTAGTTGTTGCACATCTTGGCGCGGTCAACATACTTGCCGTGCTGTCCGTCGTCCCGGTACATGATGTATTCGCGGTAGTTGATATCCGCTATACGAGCGTTTTCGACCTTCTGATTAAACCTTGCCATTATGCTGCCATTGCTGATCGTGATTTAGTGGGGAGCTTGCCCATCTTGGCGAGCCGCTGTCTCCATCCAGTGAGGGCTTCCTTGCCACGCGGTTTCGGCTTCGACATGACGTTCATCATCTGTCCTATCCATGCGAATGCGTCAACTTGGTCGTCATGCTTGCCCTGGGGGAACTGCAGCAATTCAGCTTCGAACGGCTCAATCCACTGGGCGAACTTGGGCAGGAATACCATGCCCTGACTCATGCGCCCTTGGATGGGCCGCGCTCGTGCTTCTTTGTCCTGTCTACCAATCTTCATACCATGAAGGTTGATCGATACTTTCTCTTCTTGTGGGTCTTGCTCTCGTAGGGTCTTACGCAGTAGTGGTGTAATCGTTAGATCGATAACTCCGTTTTCCATGCCTTGCATGAGGGGTTTGTATATGCGCTGCCAGTCGATCAGTTTGTCGATGATGGCTTCACTGTCAATCTTGTCCCGGTACACGTCGAGAACGTAGATACGATCGAGGTGATCGATACCTACCACAATCCCCACAGTGTAGTCGTTACGCTCTCTGGTTCCTACTGCAAGGTCCCACGCCATATAGACGTTCAGCGTGTGCAGCGGCGGGGTCTCGGTGTAGTACCGGAAGTCTTCTCGTTTAAAGTATGCGCCTTCGTCGGGTGTGGGCTTCTGCTGATACAGGGACCACCATGTCCGTTCCCCCACAACGCCCCGTATCCGGCGTAGCGCAACTTCGTCATATCGTTCAGGGTGCAGGGCCTGTTCATTCCCACGATACTCTTCATCGCCCAACGCCAATGCGGGATACTCAACGACCTCCCACTCGTCACCACCCAGCTTCTGGAAGTCCAACAACCTGCCTGCTAGGTCATCGTAGTTCCACCGGGTCATAATTAGGAGGAGTCCCGCCCCCGGTGCGAGTCGAGTGTATGCCGTAGTGATGTACCAATTCCAAATAGCTTCGCGTATAGTATCAGACTCAGCCTCTTCAGCGTTCTTAACTGGGTCATCAATAATGAAGATGTGGGCACCATTACCTGTAACGGGTCCACCCACTCCAGCGGCGAGCAGTCCACCGTTCTTTGTGGTCGTCCAGTGTTCGCTGGACTTGCTGTCGTCTTTAAGTTTGGTGTGCGGGAATACTGCAGCATAGCCGGGGTTTGATATGATTTCACGAGTGCGTCGAGAAAACGTCGTCGCAAGAGAGCCTGCGTAGGCGGTAGTGATAACTTCATGAGCAGGGTGGTGTCCTAGATGCCACGCCGGAAAGTTGATCGTGGTCGTGAGAGATTTCCCATGCCGAGGCGGTACGAACAGCATCAGCCTGGGTGAACGTTCCTTAGCAACGTCGTCAGAGAACTTCTCCAGGCGGCGAGTCAGATCCTTGTGAAACCAGCCTGCTTGATATTCAGGATTAAACCGTTCTATAAAGGGGAGCAGAAATCGTCGAGACTGTTCGCGGTTGATAAGTTCGGCTTGGGCAAGTCGGGCCTTCTCCTTTTCGGGGAGGACCGTAGCTTCAACGCGCTCTTCGATGCGGTCTTTGTAGCTCTGTCGCGCCTTCGTTTTCTTTGGCTTTTTTGGTACACTCGACTGCCGTTCGTCGTCACGTTTTGCCACCCTCGTTTCTGCATCTAAGACATCATGGTCGAGGGCGTAACGGGTAGCGTTAGCGTCATTTTCTACGATCAACTCACAGGCAAGGCATACACCGCCATCACCCATGCTTGAGGGGGCTGTTACCTCCTCGCATGTGTCGCACTGGGGCCAGTTGTCTTTTTTAGTCGTCTTGGACAACTTCTACGGCCTCCGGGTCAAGGTCCTTTATGTTGCCGCCCGACATGTTCATCAGATCGGCATCAGAGATTTGGCTGAAATCACTCCGCTGTATGTTCTCGTTGACGTTGTGGTTCTTGTTGACCTGAACCTTGGGAGCGGCGATCCCATGAAGAGCGATGATCTCCTTCAGCACCATCAGTTCCTCGGTGGAGCTAATAGACTTCCGGTGAGTCTCAAGCAACATGGCGTGAGCATCTTGCCGGGTGAAGTTGATCTCTTCAACATGGCGTTCCGAGAAGTAGTCCAGATACGCCGCGAAGTTCTCATTCTCCAACAGATCCTTAACAGTGTCTTTGGTTAGCCCTGCAGCCTTCATAGCGGCAGGCAAAGAGATCCCGCCCAAAACATAGGCCAGGACTTGTTCATGTTGGGGGGAGAGAACCATAGCAACGAACGGGACAGCAGCCCGTACTTGATTCCGATAAGCAATCATTACATCGTTCATACTACTATCATAGCACAGATCACTCCTCAATGTCGCTGAAAATGCGGTCGTAGATGTCTCGTGAGGGAAGGCACATCCTAGTGTGCCCCCACTCACCGTATTCAACGTACCGGGCAAAGTTGTCGCAGGCCCAGGTGTGATACTTGCACTTAACCAGCGATGGGCATCCCTCGCAGGGCGTTGGGCGTTGCATGACCTCGGCAAGCGACACGTTAGGTTTCATGTTTCATTCCTAAGACGCCCTCGGAGAGTTGATAATGACGGGTACGTCAGTATCAACTGGGGCTTCATCATCATCTGCTTTAACGCTAATTCGACCTCGGTGTGACGGCTGCAGGGCCTCGTCCTTCCGCGTTAAACGATGGTACTCACGCTTGAGTTGGATATTGAGACCCCTGGCACTGGTGGGTGCCACCTCGCAGACGTAGGGGTTCTCGAAGAGCCGTGGCTTCTTGCGCCTTTCCGTTGCCTGATTCGCCTCGTGCAACTCGTGCCGTGTTGCGTGATGCGCAACGCCCGACGCGGAACGCGCAATGCGTCGCAGTTGTTTCGCTCTCTTGCCGTTCATGAGCCATCTGCCGGTTGCAGGTTGCTCAATACGCGCCGGTAGTATTGAGGCTCACCTCGTTTCCAAGGTGTCAACCGCATGCAGGAACTGTAGGCAACACACTCGTCCTTTTCTTTGGCGAGATCCATGGCGAAGTAGAGAGGCTCAGACTCTTCAAACCGAGGGTCACCAATACGGCCACGGAAGAGAGGGTTCAGATTATCATCCAGATCGAACAGGTTGCGCCCAGGGTTGGGGCCGAGCAGATCCTCTAAACTAGTCGTAGCTTCCGTTTCACCTTTGACGTCCTGATAGGTATGCATATCTTTCGCGAGTCCTTCCCATCGCCCCGTATGGTGAAAGTGCGATAGGAACATCGTGTTACATTGTGCGTGGTCGATGTGTGGGAGACCTGAGTCTTTGTCATATAGCTCACCTCTACGGATAGCATCGATATGTCGCTCAAGGGACTCAAGGCATTCGTCGATCGGTAGCCCTTTGTCCCAGTTCCATAACCCATACGTTTTCTCTGCGGCCTTAGCCAGGACTGCAGCCATTCCAGCCTTCGCCCAGGGAGAGATCAAACCGAGTCTTGCCTTACCTTCGTTCCAGCGATCTGCTAACGACATTAATCCACCCTCTGTGCTTCATAGTAGTAGGTACGTTTCATATGGAATTTGCCAGCGGGGAGAAACGCGCCAGTGCCCTTACGACCTGACCGTTTCTGGACCTCGACTAGATCACCCCGGCTAATCCGATTCTTGGTAGCAAAGAACTCAGCTTCCTCTTCCGGGGTGCTGCCGCCAAGTTCCTGCCACTCGCCGTAGACACGGCTTCTGCATTTAGCACCCATTTTGTTCACCATCATCTTCAGGAATGGGCGGCTCTTCAGCAGGAGCAACATACGGATCGCACTGAACCGGTCGCCACTGTTCATTACATTCGGAGTTGATACGGACGCGCCACATCTGATGGAGGATACGCTGACCCTCCGCGTTCTCAATGAACTTCAACACGGGGAGCGGAGCTTCCTCCATAATCTGACGATTGCCAACTGCTTCGTCTTCCAGAATTGTATCAATTTTAGTTTGTCGCATTATCACATCCTTTAGTTAGTGGTGAGGGAGGTAGGACTCGAACCTACCATGCCGAAGCGTTAGATTTACAGTCTAATGGGTCCACCTGGGACCACCTCTCCCCCAGTGGCTTTTCATAGTGCAATGATAGCACAAAACGATAGTGAATATCAAGTTGTTTTTTAGGGCTGGTCGTGCTAATATAGGGTATTCCCTCCTCGCATCGGAACCTTATGAGTCAAGTATTTAAGGGTCAAATAGCACAACTCAAAGTTGAACAACGCTGTGCCGAGTTGAGCTACGCCGTATCAATACCAACTACACCAGAACGCTATGACCTCATCATCGACATCAATGGCAACATGCACCGGACGCAGATCAAGTATGCTGACGCCCCCGGCAAGAATAGGGGATCTGTGCGCATCATGTGCGGAGCCGTCAAGAACAAACCATACACAAGGGCTGCGATCGATATCATGGTAGTCTACGTGCCGGTGATGGATCGGGTGTTGTGGTTACCGGCAGAGATATGGGAAGACAAACGGAGCATAACACTACGATACATGATGCGCAAAGGCAGCGCCGGAAGACCTTCAATTAACGCCTGGGAGTACATATGGTAGACATGAAAAGCATTTCCGATCTGATCCACGACGTCCTGAAAGAAGCAGGCTTGTGGTCGCATGAAGCACACGCACTCGTGTTAGGCACCGGAGCCGTTGAGTCGCGCTACGTGTTCCTACGGCAGATGAACGATGGCCCCGCCCGGAGTTGGTGGCAAGTTGAGCCGCACACAGCCATCGACAACTATGAAAACTACCTGAAGTACCGGGCAGTGTTGGAAGACCGCATCAATCTTACCTGCAAGACTGTACTGCCGCCGCGATCAGTGACAGGCATGGCGAACGCGCTTGAACGCAACATAGCCTTCGCGATCTTGATGTGCCGGGTGAAGTACCTGCGAGCGCC